GACAGAGTCAGTAGAACTGACAGAGTCAGTAGAACTGACAGAGTCAGTAGAACTGGTGCCAAATTGGGCCTTCTCTCGACCCACAAATACTGGACGGCACTCGCGCATACGAAACTAAAAATTTTCAAGAATGAAAGCAAAACACTTTAAGCAGCTCGGGAAGAACTGGGCTTTGTACTCGGAGATCAATACCAAGTACTGTAATTGGACCCCGTCCATCGCCACGGTCCACGAAGGCATGATTTGGCCGAATGGCATTTCGGTCAAGTTTCTGTGGTTCGGCGTGACCCTCATTCGCGTAAGCGAATAAATTAAAGATCCCCGGGGCCAAACGCTCCGGGGATTGTTGTGCAGAAATAAATTTTTAATTTGTATAAGGTTTGATTATATTTGAGACATGGCACGAAGTACATATAAAATGAGTCCGCTCGCCTATATGGAGGAGGGACAGAAAAGGCGAGACGCCGGGGAATTTGTAAAGCCCACCGATGCGGAGGAGCTTTACTTTGCATTCATCGAGTATTGCAAATTCATGCAGGATAACTATTTCTCCCAGGCTCACAAGAATAAGAATGGCGAAGACTGTAGCGTCTACATTTCCCGCCCGATGACCATCGAATCATTTAGGCTGTTTGCTGGCATCAATCCTGTTGAGTACGAGGAGCTCACGGGAGACCCGGTAGCAGCTGCAATTGGTGGCACCATCGAGGACGCCATCAATTCCCAGCAAATTGAGGGAGCACTGGTTGGCAAGTACGCTGCCAGCCTCATCCAGGTGCTTCAAGGCCGAAAGACCAACGTCAATGTGACGGGAGGTATCACTCTCGAGCAGATAACAGGAATGGAGGTAAAATAATATGGGACGCCGGCTTCAATTTGATACCAAAGGCAACGAGAAGCAGAAGGAAGTGGCTCGGTTATGGCTTGATGACTCGGTCACTGACATTCTGTATGCTGGCACGAAAGGTGCTGGCAAATCGTACCTCGGGTGTTCCTTAATAGCCGGCGATGCCCTCACCTACCCGGAGACCTTTTATTTTATTGCGCGTAAGACGGCCGCTGACTTAGTCCGGTACACTATTCCCTCCCTCTACGAGGTATTTGCCCATTGGGGCATCACGGAGAACTACTACCACTTCAATGGTCAATACAACTTTTTCGAGTTGTACAACAAAAGTCGCATCTACCTGATCGACGCCAAGTATAACCCCAGTGATCCCATGTACGAGAGGTTCGGCTCCATGCAGATGACTCGGGGATGGATCGAAGAGGGTGGCGAGTTTATCCGCGAGGCGAAGACCAACCTCCAGGCTTCCATCGGTCGATGGAAGAATGACGTCTACAAGCTGGCTCCCAAACTCCTCATCACCTGCAACCCGTCTAACAATTTCCTCTACACGGACTACTACAAGCCATGGAAGGAGAACAAGCTGCCTCCTTGGCGTCGGTTCGTCAAAGCTCTGCCCCAGGACAACAAGACTCTCCCAGACACGTACATTGAAGGGCTTCTCCAGAACCTGACTCAATCGCAGATCGAGCGACTGGTCTTTGGCAACTGGGAGTATGACGATGACCCGAATTGGCTGGTCGACTATGATGCAGTGTGCGACATGTTCAGCAATGAGTTCGTACTCCCGACGGGCAATCGGTTCATTAGCACTGACCTTGCCGGGAAAGGTAGAGACAGTTGGGTGGTTGGAACCTGGGACGGCATGGTCTGCCGGATCCCCATCGCCAAAGGCTTCTCGGAAGGCAAGGAGATGGAGGAGAAGATCGCCAAATTGGCCACCGGTCTGAAAGTACCCCGGTCCAGTATCGTCTCTGACGCTGACGGACTTGGGTTCTACTTGGAGAGTTATCTGAAAGGCATTCGGGAATTCCACGGAGGACAATCAGCCATTGACTCAAAGACGTACAACAACATCAAGTCGGAGTGCGCATTCAAGCTGGCAGAACTCATCAACAAACGTCAGATCCACATAATCTGCTCTCCCGAGGTTCAGGAGAAGATCAAGCAGGAGATGACGGTTCTTAAGTCCAAGAACACGAACTCCGCTGAGCAGAAGCGAGAGCTCATCTCTAAGGACACCATGAAGCAGCTCCTCGGCAGGTCACCAGACTTCCTGGACATGCTCATCATGCGAATGATATTTGAGATCAAGCCGAAGGCGACTGGCATGAAGTCCGCCAAAATCATAATTCCCGCAAAACGATGATACTGGACATCATAACCCTCATCCGCAACATGGTCAAGATGGTCAATCCTCTGGCCGTCTTTGAGTGTGACCAGGCTCGAATGCTGAACGTCAAAGTGGATACGATGGAGAGGTTCGTGACAGACTCGGACGGCAATCAGACGTCGTCCGACTTTGTCTATGTTGAGGAGCCCACCACTGGCTACTACGATACGCCGTATCGGGGCTACCCCACTCAGCGTACCATCATGCAGGTCTATTTCTGCAAGTTCGAGCCGATGGCCAACGATGCCTACAAAGGCGATACGAAGTTCAGCAAGAATTCTCCCACCATCGGCCGTCTGGAGTTGAAGAACCAAATCGAGGAGCAGATGGCCCGGCCTTTCCTCTACTTGCTCAAGAACTCACAACTGGTCAAGCAATATCCCGACATCATGAACACCGTTCGGGTGTTGTACCCGTCTGCCAGGTTCGACGCCAACGAAGTAAGTGTCGGACTGGAGTTCACTTTCAAACAGGACTGGTGCTTGGATGCCTACAAGGACAAAATCTGGCGTCCCCTCCTTGAAGTGGTAAAGCCCGGGTTTGACTTATCGGGGCACACTATATTCTTCGACCGACAGGACTTGCCCGTGCCGGTCTATCCCCCGGCATGGAACCAATCCCTGTTTCATGAGATGGATCTCCCGCTACTGGTATTCTCCATCTCGCAAACAGACAATTTTGTTGCCCAGTTTAGTTTGGATGAAACCGGGGACGTTGTTGTAGACTACGCATGGACCAAAGAGGACGGATGGAAGAAGTCGAGTGTTACGTATCCTGACATGGGTCCGGGTTTTAGGCTCATCGTTAGCAAAGTAGAAGTCGGGGACATTCCTGAGTCCTATTGGAGTCTCAAACACTGCTACATAAAATGATACAGCGAATCGACATACAAGGCGGTCAGATGACGTTCGGCCAACGCATAGAGCTTGGCCGGATCATCACTGACAAGGAGATGACCGACATTGACAAGATGAAGGAAGGCATGCAATGTCTCGGCGTCAAATGGAGTCTGAGGAACACCTCAGAAATTGTCGAGTACTGGTATGAGGTCCTCATGGGCATTAAATACTGGATCGAGCGAGAACAGACTGAGCTCAAGTACGAGCCCAGTGCCGAGGAAAAGGCAGCCGGCATTGCCCAATTCTCCATGGTGGTTGGCGAGATGGCCACCATCACTGCACTGGCCAAGGACTACTCTAAGGACCCGGATGAGATTCTGGAATGGAAATACGGAAAGGTGTACAACCTCCTTTTCACCAACTTGCAGAGCCACCTCTTCCGTGAGCGACTGAACAAGGAACTGGAGCGTAAGGCTCAACAGAAAGCCAATGCTCGCAAACCTCGAAACAAATGGCGGTAGGACTGGAACAGATATTGGCTGAGGGTCTCACCCAGATGAGGGACGAGATCATCCGGGCATCACAGGACGCCGGGCAGGAAGCTTCGGGCAGAACCTATGCTCAGATAACGGTCCAGACGGGTCGAGAAGGTGAAACAGTTTGGGGAACAATCGAAGCTCCAAACTACTTCTACACTCTCATCCGGGGACGAGGTCCTGGAAAGATCCCCGCCAATTTGGGACAGATCATCATGGAGTGGGCAAAGCTCAAAGGCATCACATTCTCGGATCCCAAGGACCTGGTCCGATTCGGAAATGCCACTGCATGGAAGATAAAACGAGAAGGCTCAGAGCTTTACCGCAATCACATTTACGTTGACTTGGTCGACACTCCCGCTGATAACTTCGAGGAGTATCTGGCTCAGCATTTGGGCAAGACAATGGAGGTCCTCATTGAAGAGGCATTCACTCCTGACAACAATATGGACCACGGATATATAATATAGCGCGATATGGCAATCACCAATCAACCGGCTGAGGATTCTTTATACTCAGCATATTCGCAAATACCAGTTGAGACTGACAACTCCACACTTGGACTCGAGGTCGAGACCCAAAACTTCGATGAGGACAATATGATCTCGTTGAACATCATTGACGCTAATCCGGTAGAAACCTTCGACAACAGGAATGGTTCCAGTCAAAATTGGTTCAGGGAGTTCGTAATACCTCGAAGGATGGTAGCTGGAGAGTGGTATGCTTTCAGGTTTAGCTCTGGGAATGTAAACAAAGAAACCCCGTTGACTGTCGCATTGTATCAAGGAGATGCTGAAGGACATGGGGTGGTTAAAGTTGCTACTACGGATCTTGCTATTTTACCGAATCAATCGTGGAGAGTTCAGGTGCCGACTACTGAAAATGTCAGATATCCCAATACGGTACTAATCATATATGCCGGGAAAGAAGGAGAGACTGCTAATACTTGGGTTGAACTAAGGGGACTAACTTTGGCCTACGGAAAGAACTACATACAGTACAATCCAAGTTCAGTGATGGCAGCGAACGCATTATCCGAAAGCATCGACATCTACAGGGATTCTGGATTTGGGACGAGGAAGAAATACGACCTCAGCTTTTTAGCTAAAGCCGGATTTCGGTATCGCTTCAGAACATACCCGTACGTTAACACATTCATAAACTTTGGCATTGACTACAACCTTATATCAGCATACGCCTACAGAGGCATTGGCGAACAGGATTTCAATGTACGGTATGCCTCCCGAGGAGTACGACCCCGAGGACACAACGTCAACTTCTCCGTGTCAGATATAGGACTGGCATTGACTGACAGAACTCCTGACAACAACAGGAATCTGTATGTAAAAAAATACTATGGGTATCCGTACTACGTCACCCTATTCCCGAAAGGAGCTTCGGGAATTGGCCCCGCTATCTCTGTCGACGTTCGTGTTAAGATAGCTGAGATCGGGGAAGAACATCAATTTGACATTTCCAGCCGACTCAACATCCCGCTTGTGTACGAATTTGATGACGAATATGATGACGGAGCTGAATACGTAAAACTCAGACTTTCTGGTGGAGTATTTCCTCATCAAGCATGGAATATCATATTTGTCGACACGGAGGTACCTTGCAACCCATTTTATATTCGCTGGATAAACCGAAAAGGCGGATGGGATACGTACATGTTTGAGCAACACAAGAAGTATACTCAGGAAGTTGACAGAGGAGACCAATACGTATTGGCTAATGCCCGGGATCCTTATACCTCAGAGACGAGGGGGGAGTTAGCTCCAGAGTTTAAGAACATAGTCCAAGCTGGAGCAGAACAGCTTGATGAGAACGACTTCAACTTGCTCAAAGGGATTGCTCTCTCGCCTTTGGTCCAGGTTTACGACTATCAAATTACGACATGGCAACGAGTCCTCGTAGACGATACTGACCTGACTTGGGACACCAAAGCTCCCCGGAACACTGTTAGCTACGAGTTCCAGCTTGTTGACGAACAAACTCAGTGGTAATATGAACTACGAACTACTCATGAAAGGCATTGACGGCGAGGTCTGGTCACTGGACCTCCCGCTGGATGCTCCTGCGATGAATTACCAGATCAACAACCTGGCTGAGCTGAAAGACCGTAATGCCTCGTACTCCCAGCGGATCAGTCTGCCCAGGACGACCCATAACGAGCAAGCATTCCAATTCAGTTTTGTAGTTGGCTCAGGTTCGTATGTGCCATACATGAAGTTTCCTTGCCAACTATTCTATGAGGGAGCACTCATATCCCCGGCTGGAGCAGTATTGAACATCGTAGACGTATCAGATACATCGATCGGGGTCCAGATCCTCGGAGCAACCGCTGACCTGTTCGATACACTAAACAACACTGACGCGAAGGACCCTGGGGATGGTATGTTCCTCCTCAAGTGGTACACGGACACAATGGGACAGACTGAGCGATACCTCTCCGGCCCCGAAGAGGTTAGAGTCCTGTACTTTTGGCTGTATGCAACTCTCCAGAAGAATCCGAACGTCCCTCCGGTCTCCATGGAGGCAATCAGGCAAGTCAGGGAGTTGGACAAGTTCTACCCCTACCTCAACTGGCATGACTTGGTGACATGGATCTTCGATCGAGCAGGCTACAGTCTCGAGACCGACGTGGACCCCGTCGACCGAGCCGAAATGTTTTTGCCTTGCACTTACCCCGTTTTGGCAGACAACCCCAAGGCCCCGAAAGCATCCGGGACTGGCTGGATACAAGACCCCCCGATTGGCACTACGGTCGGGGTGATATGGCAAGGATACCCCGGAGTAACTCTCAGTGACCCGGTCGCTGGACGCTTGATGATGGGCACCGTATCCGGAACATTCAGCTGGATGACTTTGTGGGACACGACCATCACGTTCAGTTTCTCATGGTCCAATATTTCTGCCATCCGAAATGGTTCGGTGGCAGTCCAAGTTACCCATTACAAGAACGACGGGACCAGTGCTATAGTGTTGACCAGATCCTGGTCGTCCGGATCTTCCGGCAGCGCTTCGGTCGACATCCCGATGGAGGCAGGAGAGCACATCCTGGTGTCCGGATCTCTCGCCACAGTCAATCCCTCTGCCAATCAGTATGACATGAGGTTCCCGGTCAGCATTACTGCTCCTCCCGTGCCGGAAACTTCGCCGGGGGATAAGCCCCAGCCCGGGCTAACCTATGACCTCCTGGCCTCTACAGGATTCAAGAGCTTGGGAGACATAGTCAAAGCTTTCTTCCAGTTGTTTGGTCTTACTATTGACGTGAATCCAGCTATTAAAGTAGCAAGAGCATACTCTGTTCAGGAGTTCTACAACAGACGAAGCTCGTCCGGGAAGAATTGGTCTGACAAGCTGATCAAAGGAAAGGACACCAAACTTACGTTCCAATTGTCCAGCTATGCCCAGTCAAACGAGATAAAGCTGGAGAATAACAAGGACAACAATGTTACTGACTCGTACAAGTTCAGCATCCCGGACGTCAACCTCCAGCCCACCAAACTCCTGTTCCAAATTGGGTTCTTGGCAGGGCTCAACCAAGACCTCTATGATGCGGACACTACAAATAAGATTCATACACTTGCTAACTACCCTATCTGGACCATCAATAGAGGTCGGATGGAGAACGGGGAAATGACCGAGACGACTTGGGAGTACAATGCTCTCAGTAAGCCGATGGTCGTCCACATAAATAAGTCTGACTATATGTGGCCCCAGGTAAGTGTAGGCTACACCCTTACACGAGTACGACTATACACAGCATACTTCAAAAATTTGAATTACTACGTTCCGAAGTACTACGACAAGCTCATCAACAATATACTCAAAAGACCGAAGATCCTACAGACCCAGATCCTTTTGGATTCACTCGACATCCAAAGTCTGGATATGTTCAACCCCATATGGCTGGAAGAGCATGGGTTCTGGTTCTACGTCTCGAAGATAAACAACTTCCAAGCTGGAAAGATAACCAAAGTGGACCTAATACGAATGTAATATGGCCGAAGAACAGAAAAGTACAATTTACAATGTCAAGGTAACAGCTGAGGATGCCCTCAAGACGTTAGCCGAATTGAAGCTCCGGTCCCAGGAGTTGAGGGATCAGCAGAAGGCTCTTGGCAAAGTGACCGAGGAGAATGCTCAAGAATACTATGCGCTTGACAACCAGATCAAGGCAATCAACAGCGAGGCGAACAAGTACCAGAAGCAAATCCAGAACAACATTAAGCTCCAGAACCAACAGGAGGCAAGTTTAGCAAAACTTAAAACCCAGCTGGCTTTGGACAATGCCGAGTTTGCAGAGCTGGGCAACTCAATGCAGGACGCGGCTCGTAAAGCCGAGCTCGGCAAGCGCATTGCAGAAACCACCGAGGAGCTCAAAGCTCAGGAGGAAGCACTGGGGGACTACCGCCGGTCGGTTGGTAACTACGAGAAGGCTACGGATAATCTCAAGCAGGAGCTCAACGACTTGACAGACACCCTTATTCGAATGGCTCAAGCCGGGGATACGAGTTCAGCATCCTTCAAGGAGATGGTCAAGCGAGCTGGGGAGCTCAAGGCTGCAGAGGACACAGTCAATACAGCCATCGACCAGACTGGACGAGGAATCGACACACTGGCCGCTGTCACGGATGCAACTTCGGCAATCACTTCCGTCTACGGTTTATGGACCACAGCCACTCAGGTACTGGGGAGCGAGAACGAGGAGCTCAATGCTACCATGACGAAGATGATAACCATCATCACGGCTCTCTCCTCTTTGTCTTCTCTCCAAGCAGCTCTCTCCAAGACCGAAGCCACTTATCGAGCTGCATCTAATTTGGTTCAGCTGGTTGGCATCAACCAGACTCTCGCCGAGACGAAAGCGATAGCTGCTAAAAATGCCGTACAAGGAGCTGGCAACATCCTCACCAAAGCAGCAGCAGCTGCCACATGGCTTTGGAACGCGGCTTTGGCTGCCAATCCCGTTGTATTGGTGGCAGCGGCAGTGGGCGGATTGGTGGCTGGAGTGGTTGCTCTTACGAACGCATTTAACAGTAACACGGAAGCTCAAGAGAGAGCAACCCGGGCAATGGAGGCATACAATCGAGCTGCCGAAGCCTCTACGTATGTACTGGATCAGATCGAGACCAAGCGGAACACTCTGTCAAAAGCCGAGGAGATCCGGGGCAAGAGAGAAATAGAAAATCTCAAAGCCAATCATGCCACGTCGGAACAGATCGCCGAAGCTCAGCTTAAAACAGCCAACAAGCTCCGCGAGATTGAAAGGAATGCAGCTCGTCAAAGACAGATGGCTGCAATGGATGAGTTCGACTCCTTGAAGAAGGTGATTGCAGCCAAGGAGGAAGAGCTCAACACGTGGTCCGGAAGCTTGGACAAATACAAGGAAGCCAAAAAAGAACTCGACGACTTGAAAGGCCGATACCAAGAACTGTTCCGGACTATCGAGAATGAAGGAGCCGCAGTTGCCAACTTGGCTCTTGAGACTGCAATAGCCAACCGGGAGGCTCAGCAGGCCATTGCCGATAAGGCTCTGGAGGTTGCTTTGAAGAACTCGGAAGCCATGCAGAAGATCCGGGAAGACGATCTCAGGTTCCAAACAACATTCCAGTCTACGAGCATTGCCATCCGGATGGAGTATGAGAAAAAGCTCTACAAGGCAGCTCAGGATGGAGCCCGGGAACGTCTGGCTCTCCAGAAAGCTCACGGCAAAATTACTAATAAGGAGTATCAGACGGCTCTGAATGCCATGGCTCGGTCTGACAAGCAGTTCTACGAGAACCAAGCCAAACAGCTCAATGACTACCTTGCGGGGGTGAGAGCAAACATATTGGCTGTAGCCTCCGGAGGCACAGTCGACATGCAGATTGCCCAGGTTACTCAGAAGTACCAGGATGCCATGAAGGAGCTGGCCAACATTCAGCCTCCCCAATTCGTGAGGGGGATGAGCGAGGAGGAATACCAGAAGGAGTATGCAGCTTACGAGCAGTTCTTGGTCAACAGAGCCGAGCTCGAGAAACAGATCCAGCAAAACCTCCAGGACGAAATCAAAAAGATCCGCGAGGACGCTACCAAACAGCAACTTGACCGATTCAACCAAGCTCTAGACGAACAGTATGCCGAGGACCTTTCAAAGGCAGCAGACAACGAGAGGAAGAAGCTGGAGCTCGAGAATGAGATGCTCCAGAAGCAAATCGAAGTCAGGAAAGCTGCCGGGGAGAAAACCTATGAGCAGGAGGCCCAGCTTCGAGCCAACAATCTCCGTCTCCAGCAAATGGACCTCGACAAGGAGCTCGCTCAAGCTGAACTGAACCACAAGTCCAAGTATGAAATCCGCAAGAAGTACCTGGAGGCTGAGTTGGCAGCAGCTCAAGGAAACGAGGATGCTATTGCCCAGATCCAGCTCGAGATGGCTGAGAACGAGGAAGCTCTGTGGGAGGAGAGGATCGAGAAGCTCCAGGAGTATGCAGAAATGGCCTCCGGCTTCGCCAATGCCTTCAACGACTTGGCCAGTGCTCTCGGGGAGCGCCGGGCTCAGGAGATAGAAGAACAATACAGCCGGGAGGAGCAGGCATTGGCAAACATGTACGCTAATGGTCAAATCACGGAGGCCCAGTACAACGAGAAGAAAATCAAGATGGAGAAACAGAAGGAGAAGGAGTTGGCCAAAATAGAACGGGAACAAGCTATCCGGGAGAGGGCAATGGGATCCTTCAAGATTGGCATCAATACTGCCATCTCCATCATGGCATCGGCTAAAATGGGATTCCCTTTGGCTATCCCGTTCATTGCAGCAGCTGCGGCTTTGGGAGCAGTCCAGATGGCAGCTCTTTGGGCAGCTCCTCTGCCGAAAGCCGCAAGAGGTAAATACATTGAGGGACCCAGTCATGCCGCTGGAGGAGTGCACATTGAGGCGGAAGGAGGCGAGACCATCATTAACAAGAAGTCGAGCCGCATGTTCCTGCCTCTTCTGTCAGCCATAAACGAACTCGGTGGCGGAGTACCGTTCACTAAAGTTGGATCGGACGGGGGATATGCTATCCGGTCATTCGCTGAGGCGTCGGAACCTATGAATCGGCTTGACATGGAGAGGGCAATTCAAAAAGCATTTGGCCAGGTGAGAGTGATTGCTACAATCGAAGATATTCGGAGGGAAGATGCTAACTACGTGCAGATTCAGGACCGGGCTAATTTTTAAATAACCCAGCACAAATAGTATTTCAATATCTATTAGGAATAATTATATTTGTATCGAAATAATTTGGCACATGATATTCATCAACTTAAAAGGCGCAATTGACTCCGAAGAGAATCGGGTCATGATGGAGCTTTGGGGTGGGACCTCAGAGATCTGCTCCGTGGAGACCTTCCGCCGGGTACTTGATGAACACCCCGACGAACAGGAGGTGTGCATCAACATTGACTGTGACGGGGGCTCTGTCGAGGAGGGCTTCAAGATTTACGATTTTCTTCGCATGAGCGGGAGGACGATATATACAAATATTGTCGGGGGATGCCACTCGATGGCAGTGTGCATCCTGTTGGCAGCTCCGGCAGAGAACCGGTCGGCAAACAGGAATTGCCGGGCACTCATCCACCGGGTATACATGCCTGTCGGGGATTGGCTCACTTCCGACGATGCTCGCAGCATTGCCGAGGAGCTTGCTCTGGAGGAGGAGGCTATTCTCGACGTGTACGTCGAGAGGACAGGTCAGGACCGGGAACGGCTCCGCAATGTCATGCATGAGGAGCGCATCCATGATGCCAAATCACTTCTTGACTTGGGATTCATTTCCAAAATCAATTCATACAACACAAACCAAATTTTTAATGCTATGGCAAAAAACGAAAAAAGCGCTTATGAGAAGTTCATGAGCAAGGTCAAGGCATTCCGGAATGGCAAGAAAGGCGCTCCCGCCAACTTCGACTATCTGGATGCTGAGGGTCAGGTCGTTCTCCAGACCGTAGGTGAAGAGGACAATCTGGCCGAAGGTGTAGAGGCAACTCTCGCCAATGGCGAGACGTCGGGCACTGTCGTTCTGGAAGACGGTCGGGTGGTTACTGTCGAGGACAACATCGTCACCAGCATCGAGATGGAGGACACCGAGTCTCTCGAGGACCGCGTTGCAGCACTGGAGGCGATGCTCGACGAGGCAACGAACCTCATCGAGGAGCAGGAGAATGAACTCCGCAACCTCCGTGGTAGCAACTACCGCCCGAAGAATCGCAAGACGGTTCTGCCCGGAGGCAAGAAGCCCGAACCCTCGGCAGCTGACCTGAAAAACGAAGCTCGCGAAAAGCTCCAGAAGGTCAACGCTGCCAAAAAGATCCTCAAGTAGTCAAACTCAAAAACTTTAAGAACTATGGCAGTTAAAAACGGCGGATTCCTCGACATGGACAAGTTCACTTTTTGTGGACGGGTCATTCAGGCAATCTCGGAGATGATTATGGAGGACACCATTCAGGGTCCTGACATCAACTCCATTCACACAGTCTTCCCCGACATCGTCACTAACACCGAGGTGGGTTACATCGGTGAGGGTGGCATGGTCGGCGTGGTCAACACCGGGTGTAACCCGACTCCTCAGCCGTGGAACATCAACACCCGCAAGCTGAAATGGGAACCCGGCATCTGGGAGATCCTCCTGTCCCAGTGTTACACTGACCTTCAGCAGTCGGCAACTATCTACTCTCTCCGCACCGGCGTCGACATTCCGGACTTCACGGATACGGACTACATGAACATCGTCATCGAGGTTCTTGAGCGCTCCATCATGGACTTCTGGTACCGCCTGTTCTGGTTCAACGACAAGGACGCCAAGAATGTTACCAATAGTGGTATCATTACGGACGGTCTCGACCTGAAATTCTTCACCATCATCAACGGTTTCTGGAAACAGATTACCACGCAGGTTACAGCCAATCCGTCCCAGCGCGGAGCAACAATTACGGAAAATGCCGGGGCATCTTACGCAGCTCAGAAGCTTACTCCGGGCAAGGCCAAGGAATACATTCAGTCGGTCGTGTTCAGTGCCCCGCTTCTGCTCCGTCAGCAGTCTGACAAATTTATCCTCGTTACCCAGTCTGTCTACGATGCCTATCAGCAGTCTCTTATGGACGCTTGCTGCCTCGAGTCGGCTCGCTTAGCTCTGCTGAATGGCATGGAGGCTCTCAGCTTCAACGGCATCCCGGTCATCGCAATGCCCATCTGGGACAAGATCATCGCTACGTCGGAAGACACTGGCACGAAGCTCAACAACCCCCATCGAATCCTCTTCACCTCGAAGAGCGTCCTCGGCATAGGTGTTGATGCAATCGACAGCTTCGAGAAGATGCGGATCTGGTACGAGTACAAAGACCGCGTAGTATACGTAGAACTCATGGGCCGGGCGGATGCCAAGCTCACTAACCCGGATCTGTTCTCGGTAGGTATCTAACCCTCAAAAATCTAAGAAAATGCCAGGACTTGATTGTTCTAAGATCAAAACAGGATTCACCAACCAGGTGTGTGGTAAACCGGCAATCGCCGGCACCACCGCCAGGGTGATTCTCCTCAGCTACTCGGACGTCGACAAATCGAAGTCTGCTGTAACTGACAACGTTATCTCTTCGCTCATACTCAAGGCAGGTGCCACTGGTTACGAAGTCGACTCGCTGCCCAACGCAACAGTTGGCTCGGACACCATCAATGCTGGCACGTATCTCAAGACCCACCAGCACAACGTGGTCGTCCGAATCTTCAAGAAGTCGGAAGCAGCCAAGAAGTTCGTAAACGGCCTGACCAATGCCCGCGTCATCGCTATCGTCGAGAACAACGACACCGGAGACAACGGGGACACCAAGTACGAGGTGTATGGCTGGGACTCGGGTCTGGAGCTCACCGAAATCACTGTCACTACCGAAATGACCGACGGCGTCGCTTACCAGGTAACTCTGGCCAACGGCACAATCGCTCAGGAAGGTTCGCTCCCGATGAGCCTCTTCAACACGGACGAGAAGACCACCGACCTCATGGTCGAGGGACTCCTTGCCGGAGGCAGCACAGGGTGTACGGTAAAGGGCATGATGGAGTTCCTGAATGATACTGATGAGTCCGTAGGAAATATGGTTCCCATCACCCTGACTCGAGACAGCTGTCAGACAACTACCAAAGTGAACATGCCCGCAGCTCCTATGTCTCCGAATCCGGCTGTTGCATTCCCCGGGTCAGGACTTCCGGCAAACTACATCTTCGCCAATGGTCTTTCCGGAGCCGCAGCTAATCCGCCCAAACTGTACTACACCAACAACTCTGGGCCCTCCCAGACGGAAACCCAGTGGGGTGCCAAGATTGACGACGCAAACATCCGGAAGCTGTACATCAACGGAGAGTATGTCATCGTTCTGAACACCTATGTAGGTGCCCCGAAATCGTAGCACTCATGACTGACATGCTCGAAAGACTGAGAGCTTACCAATCCAAGTATGGGTCCCTGAAAGGCGAAGCCTATCGGGCCCATACATTGGAATTGGAAAAGAATCCCGCTCTCCATAGAGAAGTAGACGAACTTTCTCGGTACTTTTTGAATAAGTCAGTTTCCCGATGCGGCTTCTGCCTGATCGAAGCCGACTTAGCACTAAGACGAATAACAGAACAACAGATGAAAAACGTAGCACACCCCGATTACGAACTCCGAGCAGGTACTCTGCTCCACGACCCAATCAACAAAGAGTTCAGCAAGATCCTCACTCCGAGAAACATCACGGAGGAGCTTTGCTTGTACCACATCGCATTCAACAAGGATGCTCTTTCGTACTTCACCCGGGTCCCCGAAGATCTGAACGACCGGCTGGAGAAGTTCATGGCACGTTACGGCAAGGAGATGCCGGACAAGGACGTGGAAATCAAGAAGCGCCAGGCTCAGGTCCTGAGCAAGCAGATCGAGTCCGTGAAAGCCGAACTCGAAGAGCTGAACAAGAAACAGACCGAGCTGAACGCCAAGCTCGACGAGTACTCCAAAGCCATGGGAGCAATCCACGCTATTCTCGATTCTGCGAAGACCGAGGAGAAGACCGAGGAGAAGACCGAGGAGAAGACCGAGGAGAAGATCGAGGAGAAGACCGAGGAGAAGACCGAGGAGAAGCCCGCCGACATCGACACCGAGGTGAAGGAGTTCATCGACGCCGGGATGGATCTGGAAGCCATCAAAGAAGCCTATGCAGACTCGCAAATATCTGCCGGGGAGATCGAAGAGGCTTACAACCGGATAGTCAATCCCGTTTCAGAGGCTCCCAAGAAGGGAGCCAAAAAAGGAGGGTCCAAATAGGACTGGTAATAGGACGGGGTCGCTTCCCGTCCCTCCTACTATTAAAATTACGCCAGTATGAAAGTTGCACAGATCAAATCAGCTCCTCAGTTCGAATCCCGGGACTGGAGACAATATGGCATCCAAACATACGGAGATACCAACGACTTTCCCCAGACAGTCAGCGAGATTGTTCAGGCTTCAAAGACCGGCAATGCCTGCTTGAGCATATACAATGACTTCGTATACGGTCACGGATTCAAAGATCCGGGTATCTACAAATTGCGGGTCAACAAAGAAGGGGAGAAGCTCGACAAGATCCTCCGCATGGTATGCAAAGACTTCACGTTATGGCATGGGTTCGCCATCCATGTTAACTACAATATGAACTTCCGCGTCAGTTCGATCCACCACATTCCGTTCGAGGCTCTCCGACTTGCGAAGGCAGACGATGGGGGATTCATTGGCCGGACGGCATATCATCCTGACTGGGGTCACCGAGACAAGACGAGGTCCCGGTGGTCCCCGTCCGACATTGAGTGGTTTCACCTCTTCAACCCGGATCCGGAGGTTATCCTGAACCAGGTAGAAGAAGCTGGCGGATGGGGCAACTACAATGGCCAGATCCTCTACTTTTCCGGAGACTCTGAAGGCAGTCCCTCTTACCCGGTCCCCATCTTCATCGCTGAGATGACAGACATGAGAACTGAGGAAGCACTTGCCAATGTAGCCGGTCGAAACGCATGCTCCAACTTCTTGTCAGCTGGGATCTTGGTAGACATCAAGGACGAGACTCAAGATCAGTCCCAAGTCAATGAGACCCAGAAAGAGCTCAACAAGTTTCAAGGAGACGAGAACACTTCTCAACTGTGGTACATACAGTGCAAGTCCAAAGATGAGGTGCCCCAGTTCATAAGGTTCTCCGGGGAGAACTATGACAAAGCATTCGAAGTAACGCAGAGAGTCATCCCGGAGAACATCGGTCAAGCCTTCAAGCAGCCTCCCATTCTTCGAGCTGTTGACGTGGGGGCTAACTTTGGGGCTGATCTCATGACCAATGCCTACAAGTACTACAACTCTGTTACAGTACGGGAGCGTCAGCAGCTGGAGGAGACTTTCGTATCGATTTTTGAGTACTGGTGGGCTCCTTTGGAAAATCCCGACTTCGCTATTCAGTCTCTCACTTACAATGCCGGCGAGTCTATAGCAGACAGAATTGGCAAGGACAACATGACTCAGGTACTGGAGATTATCCGGGACCAGATGCTCTCCACTGTTCAGAAGAGAAACATGCTCAAGCTCATTTATGGGCTTTACGACGAGGAGATTATAAAACTCATGCCCGATGATACTCAACTCTAACGACCTTCGGAATGTTCGGCCGATAGCCGAGAACATCAACGACCCGGCCAGACTGGAGCCATATATCCGGGAGGCTGAGACCCTCAGATTGGTGGATGCCATAGGAGCCAACCTCTACAGATGGCTCGACGAGACAGACTTTTCCGGCCCCGGTCCTTTCCAATACGGGGACGTAACCATTACAAAAGATCAGTACACTGCCGCCATGGAAGGCGGGTATTATGATGGTGGCTGTTCCGGGGATGGTCGAAGCGAAGGACTCAAGATCGCCATTGCATACATTGCGTATTCCCGATTCATCGTCAACAATCCAATCAATCCCACTGCCTTCGGGGTGAGGTACAAAGATGGCGAATTCAGCACTCGAGTAGAAGACAACATCATCATCCGTAGCTCGAACGAAGCGAGGAACATCGGGGAAGCCTATCTCGAGAAGGCTATAAATCACCTCAAAGCTCTGCGGTTACTGACTCCATGTACTGAATACAAGGAGTCCCCGTCTCGTAAAATGATTATAGGACGTAATAAACTATAAGCTTAACAGATATGGAGGAGGAAGTCATGAGAACGGGAAAATGGGTGTGCGGGGGAATTGTAGGATTTTGGGGGTTTTTAGCTCCGGTCCAGGTCCTTATCCTCTGTGTCTGTGTTGCCATTATAGTCGACTTTATAACTGGGAATATAGCTGACTATAAGCGTCACAAGAGAGCTCACTCGAAATATGTATTTAAGAGCGAGAAAATGTGGGACACGTGTTGGAAATTGGGTCTCAGTATTATCGGGATTGGCATGGCCTATATGCTTGACGTGAATGTCCTCCCGAACTTGGGAGGTCTTAACCTTGCCAACTTCTTCGCTGCCTTCATCGTCGGGACCGAGTTCTGGAGCTTTCTTGAAAACTCAGCTGTAATCTCCAATCACCCCATATTCAGAGCTCTGCGGTCATACATGGAGAGATCTGTCAGCAAGAAAACCCAAATCGATTTTGAAAGCCATGAAGACAAGTAAGTATTTTAAGCCCGAAGAATTCGAAGGATGCAATCCTCCCTGTTCCATCGAAGACATGGACCAGGACTTCCTCGACCTACTGGATGATCTCCGCGAGAAGGCAGGCATACCCCTCGTCCTCAATTGCGCTTATCGTTCCAAAGAACACGATAAGGCAAAAGGTCGGTCCGGCAACAGTGCTCACACCGAAGGTTTGGCAGTGGACATCCGGTGTGCCTCGGGCCCCAATCGGATGAAGATCCTCCAGGCAGCCATTGCATTGCGGATCCGGAGGATAGGCATCGACGGGAATTTTATCCACGTAGATGCTTCTAAAACCCTCCCGCAGGACACGGTATGGACTTACTAAAGAGAGTACTCTGCACAATAGTTCTTGTAGGTATAGGCTTTATAATCGGGCGTAAAACAGTCGAGGAAAAGACCGTTATAAAGTACGTCGATTTACCCCCAATTCAGGGGGAGGTCAAAGTCCCGGATTTGGTTCCAAAATGGGAGGGTTTTAGGAATCCAATCAAATTGATATATATCTATAAGGGCCAGGAGGAAAAGGTTCCCCAAACACCCCCAGAAATCACAAATGGAGGGGGTTTTGGGGAGGACCAAAAGGAGGTGGATACTCTGGAGAGCGTAAAAAGGACAATATTGGACTGGAATACGACCAGGAAATACGCTGGAACATTCTTCAAAGATCCCAAAATTGGCCAATTTGACTGGGAAGCTACAGTCCAATACAACACTCTCCAGCATCTTACGTACAAGTATATCCCCGTTCGAGAACAAATCAAAGAAACGAGGTCCCCGAAATGGTCCCCCTTTCTGAGAGCTTCAGCTAACTCATTCGGGCAGGTTGGGGCTGGGGGAGGCATATATTACAGGAATTTCGGAGTAGACATATCCTATGTGCGGGACTTCGAGCTGACCCGATCGGGGTATGAGGTTGGCTTTAGCTGGAAATTTTAGGAAACTACTCCGTCCCGGGCTTAGGGGAGCCCGGGTTTTTTGTGTCCCCCAAGCCGGGGATATTGGCCCCCGTGGCAGGGACCAGCAGTAAACAATGAGAAACAATAATAAACAATCATTGTTTCTCGATAATCGATTGAATATCAATGATTTAGGCCCTTGTAAACAATGTAAACAATAATTTAGGAGGAAAACCTGAATAGGGAATATGTGTTCTAATATCGGATAATGGTGTTCTTAAAGAGGATAAGACCCCCATAAAAAGGTTATATAGAAATCATTGTTTACATTGTTTCTCCGGGGGTGATTTTAGGGTCTAATCCATTGGGTATCAATCACTTAGGTGAGAAACAATGAAAAATTTATTGTTTCTCTGCTATTTTTCCAGCATTTTGTCGTAGTATTTGCAGCAGAAGTATTATATCTGTGATACAAACAAAAACAAACTACAATATGAAAACCATCACCTACACCAACAATCAAGGACTCGAACTCAAGATCAACAAATTCTCCTCCGGGCAGTTCAAATGGGCATTCAGCCTTACCTTCAACAACGGAGTCCACACCTTCTGCTACACCATGACGGAACTCAGGACCATCCTACTGAAAAACGGGATGACCCGGAAATGGGCAGCCAATGTAAAAGACCGATTTGACCCCCTCACAGAGGAAAACATACTCATCAGCCGATACAGAACCCCCGGCGGATCCGAGATGGAAGTTTTTAATACGAGCAGAGGCCCATACGTAAATATGGTAAAAACAGGACTGGATATGGGCTACATGAAACCCTAGCTCCTGGAGCATAAACTCAACCGCTACGGGTTCAAACAGTTTTAATTCCCGGGACCCCAAAATAGGGGTCCCAACTTTTTTCTCATTTTTCAATCAAAAAATTTTTTATTTCAAAAAACTTTTCTTATATCTGTGATACAAACAAAAGGATAAGACAACTACAAATTACATTAATAGCAACGGTTTAGGACTTAAGGTTACCCAGCTTCCTTCGGGTACTTTCGACCTCTATTTCAGCAACGGGTTCATCTCCACCTGCTACACAGAAGAGGAGCTCCAGGACCTCATCCAACGAAAAGGCTTTCAGAAATGTTGACCACATACATGAATCCTCAGCTAACCAGATTGGACGTAGTAACTACGGAGGACGGGTATCTGTTAACCCTCAATCAGGTAATGGAATTAAAAAAGCAGAAAATAGAACACGTAGAAGCATTCATTAAGGAACATAAATTCAAGCCAATTATTATGAAAAAAATCGAATGGAGCACTCCGGCACGGCCGGCAATCAGAGAAGACTATTTCTCAAGTCTCATAGGTCCCGAGGTTGAACCGGACAAAGTGGTGGAGCTTATAAACAAAATGCAGGAGCGAGTTAACAGTCTTGACGATGAAACAGTCAGTCATGTTTCTTCTGTTCTGTTGGAGATGGTCAAGGTAGTAAACGAAGCCACCGGAATGAGACAACTACTGACCAAACGCGAGGCTCTTCTCGTCTGCATGGGCTTCAAGACTGGCGAAGCATACGTCTGCGGTAAGTATGGAATTAACGAATAGTAAAACATGGAAGAAAAATTCAACTGGGACCTCCCGGCAGATCCGGACCCCAAATCGGACAACTATTATAACGGAATCGTATCCAAGGAGCTGAAAGACCCCAGCAATGTGGGAGAGGTTCTCTTCGAAGTTATTCACAGAGAGTCAGTCGGGAATCAGTCTGATTTTGTCAACGAAGGTATTCAGTCTATTCTTGACCAGTTAGGCATCAAAAGTGACAAACCTCTCACGAGAAAGGAGAAGCTCCTGGCATTCATCGGGTTTAAAGCTGGCTTGATGTGGGATAGGTTGGTAGAAGACCAAAGCCCATCAGAACCAGCTTCACCAAACCCCCTCGAGATAACATTGATGGGGATTCTTAAAACAAACGGAAAAAAATGCTGATTTTACCGCAGAAATGTTATATTTGTAGTGTAAACAACCATGGAAAAGATTGAGAAATACGTAGTATTCAAGTATGAAGACGAGTTCGGATTCCACTACATGAAAATGGACAAGCTTCCCGGGGAGGGGCCTACATACACGGAGCCCATCTCGTTCGAGAAGAAGATCAACCCCAACTGTACTCCGGGAGCTATCACTCAACAGCCGTTCTCGGATGACGGGGAATCGGCTTATGTACTCAACTCCAGATTCGTCCCCGTGGCGGGTTGGTGGAACGACAAAGCCGAAGTTCGGGAATGGCAGGAAAGGGCTCGAGTTTACAGAGCCATCAAGGAGATGAAGAAGAAAGGAGAAGACCTCAAGCTTGAGAAAGCCATTGAGCCCATCCGGGAAATATACGATCGTCTCAGCCCAAGCAGGAGGAGCACGTTTATTGCTCATGTGGTCTACCTCATCACCAAGTAAACATTTTTTATTAAAAAGATTGAAAAAATTTCAATATGTGAGGAAAATTGATTATATTTGAAATAAACAACATGGACAATACGATGACTATCAATCTTAAAGAATTAGTTGAACAGCGAGGTCTCCGACTTCAAGAAGTGGCAGAAATCCTGTTCCCCGATAACAGATTTCCCCGAGCAGCTCTCAACCGGGTTCTCAACGGAAAAACCTTGTTGAATTCGGAGCAAGTCTCCCGTTTAGCAGCTTGGCTCCGTGTATCTGTCGACGATCTCTACAGAGGAGCATGGAACTCCGAGTTTAAAGGAGAGACATGTATTCTGACAAACGGGAACTACAGAGCCGAGTTATCGGTCAAAACGGGAGAGACGAAGGTGTTCCATCTCGGGTCCCTGTTTCACGAAACTGTTATACATGACACGGCTATACCCCTCAGCAAGTACATTGAACTTCTGAACACCATAATCAAAAATCATCAAGCCAATGAAAATCGAAATTAAGTTCGAGGCAAACCTCGAAGAGAAACAGGATCTCGAAATGGTCCGCAAGATCTGTCAGGTTATTGGAGCAAATCCTGTAACAGTTAAGACGACTGACGTCAAGAAATCCGTCCCTGCACAGGACGTGAAGAAGCCAGCTCCGGCTCCGGCTCCAGTCCCCAAAAAGACTGAGGAGCCCGAACCCATGCCGATGGATGCGAACTCCTCTTTGGGTTCTGACCCCGCTGTCTCCATTCAGGACATCCGGACTCTTCTGGCAAGTAAGGTGGACAATCACCGCGAAGCTATCCGGGCAAAGCTCACTGAACTGGGAGCGAGGAATGTGACGGGACTGGATGCCCAAAACTACGACGCGTTCTACAAATTCCTCAAAGACCTTGCGTAATGGGAACCCCGAATCATTCATCTCGTAAGCACGCCATGCTTTCGGCATCAAAGGCAGACCGGTGGATCAACTGCACCCCCAGTGCCAGACTGGAGGAAAAAGTTGAGGAAACCGGTAAGCCTTCCAAGTATGCCGAAGAGGGCACTCTGGCTCACGAGATGGCAGAATGTTACCTCCGAGCGAGGTTCCTCATAACGCCTGTTGACGTTACGTCTGCTGAACTCCGGAAGCTGAAGAAGAGTGACCTCTACACTGAAGCCATGGATAAGCCCGTAATGGCTTATTGCCAGTACGTAACTGACCAATATACGGAAGCTCTGCGGAAAACCAAAGACGCTCTCGTTCTCTTGGAGGAGCGACTGGACTTCTCGGTTTGGGTCGAACAAGGGTTCGGCACTGGGGACGCTTGCATTATCGCTGACGGGGTCATGGAGATCATAGACCTCAAGTTTGGCACTGGCGTGCCGGTTTTCGCTGAGAACAATGCTCAGTTGATGCTGTATGCTCTCGGAGCCTTGTCCAAATTTGAAATGGTCTACGACATCAACATGGTGAAGTTGACTATAGTCCAGCCCCGCCAGGAGCGAATCTCGTCATGGGAGATTACCCCCGAAGACCTCTACAAATGGGGTGAGGAGGTAGTGAAACCCAAAGCAGCTCTTGCTTACTCCGGGGAGGGGGAACTCCAAGTCGGGCACTGGTGCAGGTGGTGTAAAGTCAAAGCTTTGTGTCGCAAGATGGCAGACCACAATCTGGACTTGGCCAAACACGAGTTCAAAGAGCCCGAACTCCTAACCACTGAGGAGCTCGCTCAGATTTTTGAGCAAGCCCCCATGCTTCAAGAATGGGTAAATGCTGTATCTGAGCACCTGCTCTCCAAAGCCATATCGGGAGAGAAGATCCCTGGGTATAAGGTAGTCGAAGGAAGGTCAATACGGAAATGGACTGATGAGAATGCAGTTCAGGAAGTTCTTACCGCATGCGACTACACCCCGGATCAGTTCCAAGTTGTCAAACTGGCCGGGATCCCGGCTATCGAGAAGCTCCTCAAAAAGGACTTCGGCTTACTGGTTGGAGACCTCGTCATCAAGGCTCCAGGCAAACCCACTCTGGTCCCCGAGTCTGACAAGCGTCCGGCAATGGGAATTGAACAAGCAAAACTCGATTTTTCCAATAACTAAACTTCACAACTATGAGTGCAACAACCAAAGTAGTAACCGGCAAAGTTCGGTTCAGTTACGCCAACGTATGGGAACCCCGGGCAATGGAGGGTTCCGACCGAGCAAAATACTCGGTGTCCATCCTCATCCCGAAGACTGACTCGGCAACTCTGTCTCGGGTCAAGGAGGCCATCGACACGGCTCTCAAAGAAGGCATCGCCAAATTGGGCGGCAAGATTCCCCCGACGTGGAAGAACCCCCTCCGTGACGGGGACACCGAAAGACCGGACAATCCGGAGTATGCTGGGCACATGTTCGTCAATGCCAACTCGGACAACCGTCCTGGCATCGTGGACGTCAACCTCAACCCCATCATCGAAAAAGAGGATTTCTACTCCGGATGCTATGGCCGGGCGTCGATCAACTTCTACGTTTTCAACACGAATGGCAACAAAGGCGTTGCTTGCGGGCTGAACAACCTCCAGAAGTTGGCTGACGGAGAACGTCTCTCCGGGGGATCTTCTGCAGAAGAGGACTTCGGCCAGAACCCGTGGGAAGACGACCTTATGTAGGTTGGTATGCTGGGTCTTATTTGGGATTAGGGGGTTCGAATCCCCGCCCAGCAACAAATTTAACAATAATTAACATGCCGAGATGCTTATATTTCGATACAGAAACATATAGCCCGGAGGACATTAAATCCACGGGCGCCTATAAATACATAGAATCGGGGGGCTTTCAGCTCCTTATAGTATCTTTCGCCTTTGACACCTCTCCCGTTCAGGTGATAGATCTGGCCAAAGGAGAGGAGCTCCCCGATTATTTCATCTCCGCTTTAACTGACCCGGGGATCGAGAAATGGGCGCACAACGCAGTATTTGAGAGACTCGTATTTAAGCGTATAGGACTACCTATCCCGGTTGATCAATTGTATTGCTCAATGACCAAAGCAGCCTATTGCGGACTGCCTTTGGCTCTGGATGAACTCTCCAAGGCGTTGGTCCTCGGGGAGCACGGGAAGAAGTCGACCGGTAAAGCTTTAATCCGGTTTTTCTGTTCCCCGTGCAAGCCAACTAAGTCCAACGGTATGAGAACCCGGAACATGCCGGACGACGACCCGGACAAGTGGAACGAGTTCAAGACGTATGCCGAATATGACGTGATTGCCGAACGCGACATCGTGGAACAGCTGGACCAATTCCCATTCCCGGAGTTCGAACGTCGGAACTACCTCGTAGACCAAAGCATCAATGACCGGGGAATTCTGATAGATCTCGATATGGCCGGGAACGCCATCTCTTTCGATGAGGTATACACGGAGGAGATGACCGACCGGATGAAGGAACTGACGGGCTTGGATAACCCGAACAGCTTGGCCCAGTTGAAGACGTGGCTCAACACTAATTTCGGACTCAACTTCCCTGCACTGGGAAAGCCCGAAATCCTCGAATATCTGAAAAACAATCCGGAGGCTCCCGATCTGGTCAAGGAGGTTCTCGCTGGTCGGCTTGCACTGTCCAAGACCTCAACTAAGAAGTACATTGCTATGCTCAATTGTGCTGCCAAAGACCGGAGAGCTCACGGGTTATTCCAGTTTTACGGGGCTAACAGAACAGGGCGTTGGTCGAGTCGTATGATCCAGCTCCAGAACCTCCCCCAAAACCACATGAAGGATTTGAGCCTTGCCCGAAGCATGGTGGAGAAAGGAGACTACGACCTCCTCGAAATGTGTTACGGCAATATACCGAATGTTTTGTCCGAGCTCATCCGAACAGCCTTCATAGCCCCGGAAGGAAAAATGTTTGCAGTAGCCGACTTTAGTGCTATTGAGGCCAGAGTACTGTCTTGGTTAGCCCAGGAGAAATGGCGACTCGACGTCTTCAACACTCATGGCAAGATCTACGAGGCATCAGCATCACTCATGTTCGGGGTTCCCATTGAGCAGGTTACGAAAGGATCGGACCTCAGACAGCGTGGTAAGACGGCAGAATTAGCACTCGGATATGAGGGATCGGTCAACGCAATGGAGAAGATGGACAAAGAGAAGAAGCTGTCCAAAAAGGAAATGTACTCCATCGTAGCTCTTTGGCGCCGAGCCAATCCTAAAATTGTTGAGTTTTGGGCGGAGGTGAACGAGAAGGCCATCGAGTGCGTCCAGACCAGGAAAACCAAGAAAGTAAGTTGTCTCGTCTTTGAACATGACGGGACCAATTTGACAATAGCTCTCCCAGCTGGGAGAAAATTATACTACAGAAATCCCCGGGTGAGACCCAACAGGTTCGGGCAGACTGGCATTGTCTACGACGGCATGGTCCAGTCAGTAGGATGGACTGAGGTAGAGACTTACGGGGGCAAACTGGTGGAGAACATAGTCCAGGCAATCTCCCGGGATCTTCTCGCCGAAGCAATGTACAGACTAAGCATTATGAAAGACTTCGAAATAGTAATGCACGTCCACGATGAAGCCATTGCAGAGGTAGACGAAGATCGAGCCGGGGATTGTCTGGAAACTATGTGTAGAGTTATGGGGGAGGACCTCCCTTGGCTGAATTGCTTGCCAATGGGGTTGCCTCTCAAAGCAGACGGATACGTTACTAAATTTTATAAGAAAGACTAATGACATACGACGGGGAACTTGATATTGCAATCGGACTGAGTGCAAGATCGAAAGTATGGAGCAACAAGAAACTGAAATGGTCTGAATTGGTCAGTCGACTCGGGGAGGAGAACAAGACCACTGAAACATTTAAGGAGTTTGTTTCTGCAAGCAAGGAGGACCAGCTCAAAATAAAAGACGTAGGCGGATACGTTGGAGGCTACCTGAGAGGGGGCAAAAGAAGCCCGGCCAATGTGGTCCACAGACAGTTGATGACACTCGACTTGGACTTTGCCCACAAAGACCTCTGGGATGACTTTACTCTCCAGTTTGACAATGCAGCTGTTCTGCATGGGACTCACAAACACTCGGATGCGTCTCCCCGGTACCGACTAATAATGCCACTGAGCAGAGAAGTCACGGCTGATGAGTATGTGGCTATAAGCCGAAAAATTGCCGGGATAATCGGCATAGACCTTTTCGACAATTCAACTTTCGAGACCAACCGACTCATGTTCTGGCCTTCTACGCCAAAGGACATGGACTACTACTTTAGGGTTCAGGACGGTCCATGGATTGATGCTGACGAGGTCCTCAACTCCTATGCCGATTGGAAGGACTCATCACTTTGGCCCACAGCTTCGTCCCGTTTCGAAGCTGTCGACAGAGCCGTTAAGAAGCAGGAGGACCCAACCATAAAGAGGGGGCTCATAGGAGCGTTCTGTAGGACGTACTCCATACCCGAAGCAATAGAGACCTTCCTCTCCGACACCTATGTTCCGTCAGCATTGGAGGGCCGATACACTTACACAAAAGGCAGCGCCTCGGCTGGTCTGATCGTGTATGAGGACAAGTTCGCTTATTCCCATCATGGAACTGACCCGTGTGGGGGTAAACTTTGCAATGCGTTTGACCTGGTCCGCATACACAAATTCGGCCACCTTGACGACAAGGTCAAGGATCCCTCGTCGAAGTTGCCAAGTGTGTCAGCAATGGAGGAGTTCGTACGCAATGACCCCGACACTAAGACAACCATTGCCAACGACCACATCAACAGTGCCAAGTACGAGTTTGCCGATCCAGAGCATGATCGGACTCAGGAAGAAGTAGTCGAGAAGGAGGTTGACCCGGAGGCTGAGAGCGTCGAGTGGATGAAGGAGCTGGAGGTTGATACTCGAGGAGCGTACCTCTCGTCGGATGCCAACCTCAATCTCATATTTGCAAACGACCCCAGATTCAAAAGACTGTTCAGACAGAACGACTTTGACGGTAAGAGGTACGTTTTTGGGAATCTCCCATGGCGTCGGGTTGTTAAGCCGGAGCCTGTCAAGAACGTAGACTATTCCGGGGTCAGGAACTATTTGGGTTGCGTATATGGAATAACGTCCTCGCTAAAGATCGACGATGCCATGGCTCTGGAATTTGAACGCAACCACTTCCACCCGATTCTGGACTACCTCAATGGCCTCAAATGGGACGGTGTCCAACGGGTAGACAAACTCCTGATTGACTACATGGGAGCTGACGATAATATCTACTCCCGCGAAGCCATCCGCAAGATGCTGGTTGGAGCAGTTGCCCGAGTTATGAACCCGGGAGTCAAATTCGACCTGGTGCTAATGCTCGTAGGACCTCAAGGATCCGGTAAAAGTACATTCATCAAAAAATTAGGAAAATCCTGGTTTAGCGACACATTCCTGACAGTTCAAGGAAAGGAGGCTCTCGAGCAGATCCAGGGGGCATGGCTCATTGAAATAGCTGAGCTCTCCGGTCTCCGCAAAGCGGAGGTTGAGTCAGTGAAGCATTTCATATCTAAGTCCGAAGACTCATTCCGACCAGCGTATGCCAGAACTTCTGAGATATATCCCCGGCAATGCGTCTTTTTCGGCACCACCAACAACAGCGAATTCCTGAGAGACCCCACTGGCAACAGACGCTTCATGCCAGTGGACGTGGTCCCCAACAATGTCAAAAAAGACGTGTTCATGGATCTGAACGACGAGATAGACCAGATATGGGCTGAGGCAGTTGTCCTGTACAAATCCAAGGAGAAACTCTATTTGAGCTATGAAGCCGAGAAAATAGCCAAAAATGAGCAAAGCTCGCACAGCGAGTCGGATGAACGGAAAGGCATCATTGAGGCGTACTTGGACAGACCGCTCCCGGACAACTGGGACTCGATGAATCTATACCAGAGACGAGACTTCTTGGTCGATGAACTAAACCCCAAAGGCACCACTCTCCGAGACTACGTGTGTGTTGCTGAGATATGGTGCGAATGTCTTGGACGGAACCGAGAGGACATGGATCGATATAAGACCCGAGAAATAAATGACTTGTTGAAGAGCATGCCCGAATGGGAACCGTGCAAGTCTACTAAAAATTTCCCCATTTATGGAAAGCAAAAATATTACGTGCGAAAACTCGATTGAGAAACGGCTCGTCACTGAGGTGGAGAGAGTTGGTGGCTGGTGTTTGAAACTCCCCGCAATTCACAATGCTGGCCTCCCTGACCGGCTCTGTCTGTTCCCCGGTGGCGAAGTCGTTTTCGTTGAGTTGAAAGCATTCGGCAAAAAGCCCAGAAAAATACAGACATTAATGCACCAGAAACTGAAAGCAATGGGCTTTCGAGTCGAGGTGATAGACACGACCATGGGTTGTAAAATGTTAGCATTGGAATATGACCGAAAATGATCTCCACCAATACCAGCTACAAGCTGTTGACCACATAATAAGCCACACGCACTGTGCTCTGTTCCTGGACATGGGATTGGGTAAAACAGTGTCTACTTTGACAGCCATCAACGAGCTCATGTTTAAAGAGGTCGAGGTCCGACGAGTATTAGTCATAGCTCCCAAAAGAGTAGCCGAATCAGTCTGGACACAGGAGGTCGAGAAATGGGACCATTTGAAGCACATTAAAGTGTCTCGCATCATAGGAACAGAACGTCAACGTCGTGAGGCTCTCGCCAAGAAGGCAGACATATACACCATCGGGAGAGACAACGTGGCTTGGCTATGCGGGCTCTACGGGGGATCTTGCTTACCATTCGACATGGTGGTCATCGACGAGCTCAGCAGTTTCAAGAATCCCAAGTCAATCCGATTCAAAGCTCTTAAGCACGTTCAGGCTTCACTCTCCCGAGTAGTAGGTTTGACTGGTACCCCGGCACCCAACGGTCTTATGGACCTTTGGGCCCAAATGTACCTCCTGGACCGGGGAGAGCGCTTGGGAAAATACATATCCCACTATCGTGACAACTACTTTAAGCCAGGACGTAGAAACGGGCATATCGTATATTCGTACGATATACCCAAAGAGAATCAGGAGCGCATATATTCAAAGATAGGGGACATCTGCATGAGCATGAAAGCTAAGGACTACCTCGATCTCCCCGAGCGCATCGACAACATAGTGGAGATCCAGATGCCCCCGGAAATCCAAAAAGCTTATGACTCCTTCGAGGAGGAACAAGTTCTCAGCATGATTGATCAGCTCGGGGACGCCGTAGAGATACCAGCTGTCAATGCAGCAGCTTTGTCCACTAAGCTCCTCCAGTTTGCCAATGGAGCAGTGTACGATGAACAGAGAGTGGCTCACGAGGTGCACACGTTGAAGATCGAAGCCACGAAGGAACTCATTGAGGACGCCGGGGGACAGTCAGTCCTCATAGGTTGGACCTTCCAGCATGACAGAGACCGACTCATGAAGGCCCTGGCCAAGTATAAGCCCCGAGAACTCAAAACGGAGAAGGACATTGTCGACTGGAATTCTGGCAGAATTCAGGTTCTTTTGATGCACCCGGCTTCCGGAGGTCACGGGCTTAACCTCCAAGCTGGAGGACACCGCATCATCTGGTTTGGACAGACCTATTCTCTTGAGCTGGAGCAGCAGTTCAATGCTCGACTTGACAGACAAGGACAGAAGGAGGTTGTTATAGTCAATAAACTGGTATGCTCGAAGACAGTGGACCAGGACGTCATAAGAGCCCAGAAAGCGAAGACCCGGGGGCAGGATGCTCTCATGGAAGCTGTAAAAGCGAGGGTCGAAAAATATCTGAAAAAATATCGTAAAACATCGTAGTATTTGTCGCAGAAGTATTGTATTTGTGATACAAACAAAACGATAACACTATGAACTACGAAAACAAACATCGAATCGAAAGTCTGGCAAAAGCCGCTTGTCCCAACAACAAAAAGGTCTCGGTCATATTCCGAAGCAAAGAGAACAAGTTATCCGACCGGCCCAACGCTTTCATAGTAACTGTCGGGAAGAAGGGCTACACCTCAGTTAGACAGTCGAACTACTGGGCAGTAGACACAGTCAACTCCTGCAAAGACTACTCCGACCAGGAGCTCGCCCAGATATTGAACACGGTAACCAAAGACCTCGGGTCTCTCCGATTCTTCGGCTATCAGGATGCTAAATTCGTAAATTACAAAGGTGAAGAAGTAGAGGTTTAGCCTCTACTTTTTCCCCGTTTTATCGTAGGAATAAGAATATTTTTCGTATATTTGTAGTACAAACAAAAGGACAATGAAACGATATTACTACGAATTAATGGACGAGGATTACAACAGCTACGAAGCAGCTATCCCCGACGGAAGAATCAAAGTCAGAGCCATTGCTCAAGCAAAGCGAGCAATGAGGGACTTGGGGATCCGAAGGGCTCTACTGGCAGTCAATAGCATGAGAACCTCCAACATATTGGACATAATCACAGTCGAATTGGATTGAAATAATTTCAATTTTTCTGGTGAAAAATTTTTTTAACTGGACATTTTTTCTTACTTTTACATTACACTTAACAACTAAACACTATGGAAAAGTTTATCGAAAAGTACAAGAGCTACAGCTCGAAAGTTCTTCAAAAGTTGGCCAAGGTCAAGACCGGTGACGAGCTTGACGCCATCGAATCCATCCTCGCATCGAGAGGAGCATCTCAGGAACATCCGGCAGAGGAGGGCGCTATCTACAACGCCACTGAGACCGAAGAGTACAAAGCCGAGAACGGCATCAAGGAGAACGACGAGGTCGCCGAAGAGAAGCCGAAGAAGGCTCGCAAGGCAAAGACTCCGAAGGAGCCCGGGGAACCCCGCCCGCTGAAAAAGGAGGTATCGGTCGAGGAGGCAAAGGCTAACCTCGAGAATGCCAAAACCAACATTGGTCGCTTCTGCAAGTTCATCTGCACGAAGACCAAGGAGCAGACCGACGGCATCATCATCGGAGTTCGTCTCGATCTCCGCAACAACTTCATCCAGTACCGCATCAAGACCAACGACGGGCACGTCTGGGGCAAGGGCATCGACTCGAAGGACCTGGAGCTCGGCGAGATGGCACCTGTTCCCGAGGAGAAGCCGAAGCGCGGCCGGAAGAAGGCTGACGAGGCAGCTCCCGAAGCAGCTCCCGAAGCAGAACAGAACGAGCCGGAGAACGCACCGGCTGAGGAGTAAGTCAGAGCTCCTCGCCCAGTGGAACCGTCGCTCCACTGGGCACCCCGGAATGGTACAGAGGGGGGTTCGAGTCCCTCCCCGGGGTCTAACCTATATACTAAAAATCATGAGTAACATACTTAAACGCGCTGACCAAATCATCAATGAGCGGTCGGAGGAGAAGGAGAGACAATACGGACCATTCATGGAATGCAACCAGAAGGCCGCAGAGATCGCCTCGGTCATCACCGGTAAGCCTCTGACCGCTCTTGATGTATCTTGGGTTCAAGTGGCAGTGAAAATGGCACGGGAATCCAATGCACACAAGGAGGACAACCTCCTTGACATGGTAGCCACAATCGGGGCCATCAACAACGAACTCGAGGACCCAAAGCCATTAAAAGCTCCGGGGGTAGTACCTACGTATTTCCCAACCATTTCGGGGGCTGTAGACTTCATCCGGATCAGTCCCATCGAGGTGCACGAGATCAAGCATGTCCTCACGGGGGAAGGACGCCAAATAGCTGTGTACTACTCCCGCAAAGAAGACACGGAACAGTACAATCCATTCTCAAACATCAAGCCATGAACACACAAGACTTTAAGCCATTTATTAAGAGCTGGGAAGAGATCTATGCCCTCCAGGGGGAGCTCCAGCTCATGTACAGACCCTATTTCAAAGAACGCATCGCGAACTTTGACATCAACACTTTGGAGGATCAGGAGCTTTTCAAGAAACTCTGTTGGCAGATTGTTGAGGAGCTCACCGAAGCGATGGAGGCTAAGGACAAAAACGAGGAGGACCACGTTTTGGAGGAGCTGATCGATGCTTTCAATTTCATGCTCGAGCTTTACCAGCTGTATGGCATGACTCCTACTTTCGATTGGACGCTTCCCAAATGGGTCAAATTTCTAGAAGACGACTTCTGGGAGGCGGACATGCTCGCCTTGATCGGAAACATCGGCATGACAGCAAACTGTCTCAAGAACCGGGAGTGGAGACAATCTCAGTACATGGTTGACTTGGTAGTTTTCGAGGACCGGCTCAAATCGATATGGAATGACTTCGTCATAATGTTCGGAAATTTGGGTCTCTCCGAGACTCGAGTCAAAGAGCTCTGGTCGTTAAAGTATCAAGTAAATCTGTTTCGCATTAAATCCAAATACTGACATGGGTAGAATATTCAAAGACTGTTTCGAAATGATCCGGGAGATGGATCGGGAGCTCAAGGTTTCCGGCATCACGGTCCCGGTCAACCATTACCAGAACCAGGAACTCAGCGGGGACGACCGGCTCACCAAGGAACTCATCGGGGTGAGCTTCGTCATCTCGAAGCCATATCTCGGCAAACGTGAGATGCTCGACTTCATGTTCAAAGACGAGGCCGAGCTCATCGAGAAGTATTGCCGAGCAGAGCTCTCAGACCGGCTTGACCGAAACGGGGTCAATCCGGGTAAGAGCTGGGAGATCCGCCGGGACTTGTGGCAGAAGCTGGTGAGCAAGACTCGTCAGGAGGGTCGCTTCGACTACACCTATTCAGAGCGTCTGCACATCTTCCACAAGGGACCCGAAATACACCAGTTGGACAATGTCATCATGACTCTCCAGGACGACCCGCACTCCAGACGAGCAATGGTCATGATCTTCGAGCCGGAGGACACCCGGGCAACAGCCGGGGCTCTTACCCGAGTACCTTGCTCCGTCAGCTACCAGTTCCTCATCCGGAACAATAGACTCCACGTGATATATTATATCCGGAGCAATGACTTCTTCAAGCACTTCGCAATTGACATCTGGTTGACGGAGGCCATGATGGACTACGTGTTCAACATCCTAGCAGCCACCTATCCCTCTCTCAAGAAGGGGTCCCTGCACTACTTCGCTGGGTCCCTCCATGCATACAACGAGGATCTTTCAAAATGGGTAATCTATTAAGCTATGACTATCGAAGACGCAAGAGCTAAAGCTCATCTGGACTATGATGATTGCATATTCTGTCCAGGATGCTCGAAGCTCCTGACTGGGCTCCACATGGGGAGCCGGTTCTACATCAACTGGATTGAGAGAAAGGCACAACAGATCCTCGAAAATTCGAAGAAAAGACATGGCAGGAGGAAGTGAGGAGCCCATCATCATTGGGCTGGCAATAGCAGTAGTAATCGGAATAGGGATTGTCTGTCTCATGGACGCTCTCCAAAACAAACTCGAGTGATATGTGTGGAATAAGTATATCAAGAAGGATCAACACTGTCTACAAGATACAACATCGGGGGACTGAAACTGTTCAGATTGCTCAGGGGGGATGGTTCCTCGGTCATGTCCGTTTGCCCATTCAGACTGAGCCAGGGGATGACCTGGCTCAGCCCATAAAACTGGCAGGAGACAACGGATGGCTCCTTTACGTCGGGGAGATCTACAACTACCCCCGGAAGTATAACAGCGACGTCGAGTACCTCAGGGATCTGTTTGGGTCCTCGGGTCTCGAAGACATAATCTATGAAGCCAACAAATGGGATGGCATGTGGGCAATATGCTGGTACCGGAAAGGTCAGATTATTGCCTTCACCGACCCTCTCGGAAAGAAGCAACTCTACTACAACCAATACGGGGAGATCTGCTCAGAGATAACTCCATTGGTGCCAAACTTCAAAGACTTCGACCGGTATTACCAGTCGGAAGTCTTCAAATGGGGGTACAACTGGGATGACAGAACTCCATGGAACAACGTCAAGCGTATTATGCCGAATACTGTCTATTCCTTCGATGACATGAAGGTGAAGCCCACCATTATCCGGAGGGACTACTACAGATGGGAGATAGGAGAACGGAGTCATTTCGCAAAATCCGAGTTCGCCGAAGTCCTCCGGGGCTTGGTCGAGAGGTCCGTAAAACGCCGGGCAATGTACTCTAAAGTCCCGGTCGGAGCTTTGGTTTCTGGAGGACTGGATTCATCCATAGTTGCCTCTATTCTTCATCGAATGGGCCTGGGGGTTAATCTCTATATGGTGGAGAATAATGAATCAAAGTTTGGCATGCTACTGTCCGAATTTTTAGGGGTTTCTATCACCTCTCTTGGCCCTATCCCAGATGATGATTGCCTGGAGAGGTGTCTCCGCTACAACGAAACCCCCATCGACTTGGGCTCCATGATCCCCCAGTTCCGACTCATGGAGAAGGTCAAGGAGAAGGTCATCCTGACCGGGGATGGAGCTGACGAACTCTTCGGGGGTTATCGCCGAGTCGATGACTACGACTCCCAGCTCTCAGACGTGTTCCAAGAGCTTCCGTTCTACCACATGCCTCGGCTTGACCGGGCTTCCATGAGGAGCACAGTTGAACTCCGGTCACCATTCCTGGGACATGACGTTGTCAGGTTCGCTCTCCGTTTGCCCCGGGAGGACAGAACTCACAAGCGCATTCTCAAAGATGCTTTCAGCGACGTCCTGCCTCAGGAGATTCTCGACCGACCCAAAGAGCCTCTCAAGTGCCAAAGTATACGGCAGGATCCGATGGCATACCGCAAGAAGTGTCACGAAATGTTCTACAACTTATGGCAATAGCTATTGGATATTACCGGGTATGGTTTAAAGAAGATGACTTCAACACGGAGGCTCAGTGGTTCAAAATGACGCTCCGGAAGGGGTCTGTTAGACCTTCCATACGTTCCATAAATCGGGAAGAGGCTTTGTGGTGGATCAAGTCCCGAAAAATGAAGGACGTTACACCCGGCAATCCTGCGGGCAAGATATTCGAATCGGAAGGCCAACCGTTCAAGAAGGCATTCCAGGAGCTGCCTCTTCACACTCGGTATAATTTCATAGAAGGAGCATCGCTCTCATCAGGCACAACACACCGAGCTCGTCTCGAAAAATATTTTAAAAAATGAAAATCGTAAAAGTAAGAAATGTCAAGACCCCGACCAGAGGAACGGGTCTGTCCGCCGGGCTGGACTTCTACATCCCGGAAGACTTCGAAGCCAAACAGATCTGGCCGGGCGAAAGTATCAACATCCCGTCGGGTATTCGAGCTCGAATACCCCGGGGGTGTGCCCTCATCATGTTCAACAAGAGTGGCATTGCCACCAAGTACCAGCTCCAGGTCGGAGCCTGCGTGGTTGACGAAGACTACCAAGGAGAAATCCATCTGCACGTCATGAACGTCGGCAAGAATCCCGTCATCCTCAAGCCGGGCATGAAACTGGTTCAGGGTTTGGTGATGCCTATTGTCTATGTTGGGGTGGAAGTTCTCGAGTCGGAAGCCGAGCTTTTCCCGCAATCGACTGAAAGAGGAGTGGGGGGCTTCGGGTCCACTGGGGAATAGGACCCCCGGCCCCAAAAGTTGATGGTTTTATTGTTTCTTTGTTTACAATTTTTCCATGGCCCCGGCCCCAAAAGTTGGTCAAACCATTGTTTCATTGTTTACAAATCAGGGGGACTCCCGGCCCCAAAAGTTGATAAAACCATTGTTCCATTGTTTATTGGCAAAAATCTCGACAGCCCCTCCCCTAAAATCCGGGGGACCCCTATTGTTTATTGTTTATTGTTCCAATGGAAAGAATCCCAAATCATTGATAATCAATCACTTAAATTAAAACAGCAGTAAACAATGAGAAACAATAATAAACAATCATTGTTTCTCGATAATCGATTGAATATCAATGATTTAGGCCCTTGTAAACAATGTAAACAATAATTTAGGAGGAAAACCTGAATAGGGAATATG